AGGTAAAAAATAGGGAGTGTCTTCAAAGACACTCTCTATATTTTTTAGTTAATAAATCAAATCAAATTAAATATTTATAAAATGGCAAAGACAAAAACCGTAGACAAGGTCTACAAATTATTATCAGGTACTCCACTTTCGTACAGTTTAGCATCAAGAAACCACCCGAGATTTCCTTTAATGTGGTTTGATGAAGAAAAAAATCAAAACAGAGCTTTAAGATATGCTATAAATCAAAAGTCGCCTTTTGAAGATGAGCAAGATGGAAATGCTATTATAGAGCCAATTCTTTTTGAAGATGGCTTCCTTAGCGTGCCAAGAACAAATCCCGTGCTACAACAATTTCTTCACTACCACCCTTTAAATGGTGCTGTGTTTGTAGAAGTTGATGAACAAAAAGAAGCAGGAACAGAAGTCGAAGATATGAATATCGAGATTGATGCAATGGTTGCTGCACGAGAACTTTCAATTGAACAAATAGAAACTCTTACACGAGTTATGTTTGGTAAAGATCCTTCTGTTGTGCCAACAGAAATACTAAAAAGAGATATTTTAGTTTATGCCAAATCAGAACCGAGAGATTTCTTAAACATATTAAACGACCCTGAATTACAGTTTCAAGCTAAAGTTCGTTTATTCTTTGAGAATAGATTGTTAACTTTAAGAAACAACGACAAGGAAGTTTGGTTTAGTACCTCAACAAACAAGAAAAAAATGTTGTCTGTACCATTCGGAGAAGACCCTTATGAAATGACAGGACATTATCTTCAAAGTGATGAGGGATTAGACGCATTAAAAATGTTAGAAGCTATTCTAAGCGAGTAGTTCGTTTTTTCCGTATTTTTGTTATTATGAAAAAGGGCACGCATTGTGTCCTTTTTTTTTATGTATATTTGTAAAAAAGATTTTAAAATGATAAACGAAGTTAGAAATACAGTATTATCCGTTCTAAATAAGAACAATTATGGATATATTTCTCCATCAGATTTCAATTTATATGCTGTGAACGCACAAATGGAGATATTTGAAGATTACTTCAGTGGCTATAATAAGGCTATAAATATGGAAAATGCCCGTATGGCAGGTAGCGATTATGCAGAAGTTGAAGGTCCATTGGCTGAAACATTAGAGACTTTTTTAGTTACCAATTTTTTATCTCATATTGCAGGTAATATTTATGATGCTCCTTCTCCTACAACTACAGGAGATACTGCTTATTACATTCTTAAAATGATATGTCATAGCAGACAGATAACCGCAGGACTTACAACAGGTATTGCTGTAAATGGACTTGTAAACACATCTGCTCAATTTACTACTTTGGGAATTGTTCCCGGAGATATTGTTGTTAACGCAAATACAGGAGCGGTATCTACAGTTGTAAACGTTTTATCAAATACTCAATTAATATTGAGTTCAAATATCTTCACAGTAGTAGGTCAGCTTTATTTTATATATTCAAGAGAAGCAAAAGAAGCTGAAAAAGTGAGTGTAGGTAAAATAACTATGCTAAATAATTCTTTGTTAACTCAGCCAAACAATATGTTTCCTTCATATACATTAGAAGGAGAAAAAATAAAAATATATCCTGAAACTATAAATGCTAAAGGAAAAGTTGAATGTGTTTATTTTAGACACCCTTTGCCGCCAAAATGGACTTATATTACATTGGCAAATGGAGAACCTGTTTTTGACCAATCACAACCTGATTATCAAGATTTTGAGCTTCCTGATGAAGATGTTTATAGATTGGTTATGAAAATACTACAATATTGTGGTATATCTATCAGAGAGACTGAGGTTGCTGCGTTTGCAATAGGTCAAGAACAACAAAATAATCAACAATAAAAATATAAAAAATGGCGTATTTATCACAATATCAATACTATGATAATGACGGAAACCAACCGCAAGATGCGAATTGGGGCTCTTATCAGTATGTTAGTCTTGAAGATATAGTAAATAACTATATGTTGATGTACTATGGAAACCACTCTTTAGTAAATAACGAAGAGCGTTACAAGATTTTATTTCACGCAAAACGTGCTATTCAAGAATTGAATTATGACGCATTTAAAGAAGTGAAAGTTTTAGAGTTAAGCGTTGCTGATTCTTTAAGATATGTATTGCCTTCTGATTATGTAAATTGGGTTCGCATATCTCTATATAAAAACGGTTGGCTTAGACCATTAACCGAAAACATTCAGACTTTATCTTCAAGAGCTTATCTACAAGATAATCAAGGTAATATTCTTTTTGACCAAAACGGAAATATCCTTGAGCCTCAGTATTCAAATATTGATTTCGATAGACTTACAAAGTTGAAAAAAAGTATTTACTTAAATCAAGGTAATCCCTACAATGGAATGGAGGGTTGGTGCTGTGATGGTAATTGGTATTTTGAAATGGGTATTGGAGATAGATTTGGTTTAGAAACAGAAACAGCTAATTTCAATCCTACTTTTAATATTGACAAGAAAGCAGGAGTAATTAATTTTGATTCAAGTATGGCAGGAGAATCTTGTATTCTTGAGTATATTTCAGACGGAATGGAGTCAGGAGATGATTCTCTAATAACTGTAAATAAGTTGTTTGAAAAATATATTTACGCATATATTACCTATGAAATACTTAATTCAAAACTTGGAGTTCAAGAGTACATTGTTTCACGTGCAAGAAAAGAAAAAACAGCCTTATTTAGAAATGCAAAAATAAGAATTAGTAATATCCACCCGGGAAGACTTTTAATGAATTTAAGAGGAATGGACAAGATAATTAAGTAGTATGGCAAACTTAACAAGAAATTTTATAGCAGGAAGAATGAATAAAGTCGTTGATCAACGACTACTTCCTGATGGAGAATATGTTGACGCTATGAATATCAGAATGGGGTCGACTGAAAATTCAGAGGTTGGTGTTATTTCTAATACAAAAGGTAATCTTCCTTTGACTGCATTAGCTTACATAAATGGAACTCCTCTTAGCACAAGTGCAAGATGTATAGGTGCTATTGAAGATAGTGCAAGAGAAACGATATATTGGTTTGTACACGACCCAAACTTTGCGGTTGGTGCTACAGGTAAACTTGATTTAATAGTTTCGTACAATGTTTACACTAATGTCCTTACTTATCACATTGTAAGTATAGATGATGGAAGTGGTGTAACTACTACGTTAAACTTTAATGCTACATATTTAATCACAGGTGTAGATATAATTGAAGACTTACTATTCTTTACAGACGATTATAATCCTCCAAGAGTAATTAATATTGGAAAGAATTATTCTAATCCCGTAGCTAATATAGACCAATTTAGTGCAGAATCTATTCTCGTTATTAAAAGACCTCCTGTAGAATCTCCTACCATTCAATTAATTACAACAAGTGGGCAAGAAAATTATTTAGAAGATAGATTTATTTCTTTTGCATACAGATATGAATATGAAAATGGAGAGTATTCTGCTACTTCTCAATGGTCAGATATTGCATTTATTCCAAATCCTTTTCAGTTCAGCATAAACAGTATGTTAAACGAAGGTATGACTAATTTCTGCAATACAGCTATTGTTAGTTATGACTCAGGAGGACCTTTAGTTGTTGGTATTGATTTGTTGTTTAAACAAGCAAATAATAATATCATCAAAATTATTGAAAAAATAAACAAAGCAGAATCAGGTCTTGCTGATAATCAAATATATCAATTCTCATTTAATAACAGCAAAATATTTACTGTTTTAAATGAAGCAGAAATACTTAGACTTTATGATAATGTTCCTCGTTTTGCTAAAGCCCAAACAATTATGGGTAATAGGCTTATGTATGGAAATTATGTTGAAGGATATGATTTAATAGATAAAAATGGTCAGCCAATAAAATTAGAATATCAGGCTAATTTTATAACAGAAGACATTGGTACAATAAATATTCCTGATAATACGGAGACAGGAAATTATCAAATAAACGGACCTGTGTCTGTTCCTAATTCTGTAGTCTATATAGACTTAGCAGGAGCAAATCTTATTGCCGGTTCTTTTATTACTCTGACAATCACGTTTACGCATCAATCATTCTCGGGAACATTACCTGACCCTGCTGAAACTACTGATGATATAGAAGTTACATTTGACTATTTTTTAAATGCAGACTATCCGTCTGTGTATGCCTTAGCTTCAAGTGTTGAGTTTCAAGAGGCTGTTGGTACTGCTGCTAATATACTGCCTGTATATGACCCAACTCCGGGAGCTGAAACTTCTTGTGATGGTACAACTTTTACAGATGCTGTAAACTGTATTATACCAAACAATTTAGATGCTTTACAGAAAGTAGGCAGTGGTATTACGGGGATAGACCAACCTATAAAAATCATTACATCTCCTGCAAGTACAGAAATAGGATTACAGTTATGTGCAATGAAATTTGTTGATAACCCTGCTGCACCAACAGGATTTGTATATGAGTATTATACCATAAATTTTGCAGATGCTACATTTCAAGAAATAGGTAACCCAAAAAGTTTACATAGTAATAGAGGATACGAAATAGGGATTGTTTATATGGACGAATTTAATAGAGCTTCTACAGCTTTAGTTAGTCCTAACAACGCAGTTCATATTGCTTGTGGGTTTTCTGCAAAGAAAAATTCTATACAGGTAAATATACCTGTTACGCAGAGAGCTCCATATTGGGCTACTCGATATAAATTTGTTATCAAGCCTGATGAAGAAAATTACGAAACTATTTATTGTAATTTATTTTTCACTGACCCTGACACAAATGCTGTATGGTTTTATTTAGAAGGAGAAAATACCAAAAAAGTTGAAGTTGGAGATAGACTTATTGTTAAGGCTGATACTGATGGACCAAAAACCAATTGTGCTTATGCTACTATATTGGAAAAGCAAGCTCAAGAATCAGGGTTTATTGTTCCTATTGGAAATGTTACAGTTCCTTCGGGATTATATGTAAAAATTAATCCAAACAGCTTTTCTGCTGTACTTGACCCTGATGCCATTATAGACTTAGGAGAAGATAGCAGATGTGCTCCAAGAGGAGGGAACTATACAATATTGTCATATACGGTTAACCTGAATAAAGGAGCAGGATTTGACCCTTTAAATCCATTGTGGGAATATGAAGATTATACTATTCCTGCCGGAAGTATTATTAATCTGAATATGGATTGGAATAGAGCAGGTGTTAAACCTAATTCTTGTGAGCGTAGAGGATATACTTTCAACAGAAGACTTACAGCTTCTGCTGATTATGACAATTTTGAAGATTGGTGGAATGGAGACAATGTTGCTCAGTTGTTAGATACAGGAACTGCTAAAGATGACAGCACAGTATTAGAGTATATTTCTGCAAATGGTATTTTGACTTCAGTTAGTTTTGTAACAATGTATCTTCAATTTTACAGAAACCCTGTTACTAATCAGTTAATACTGCAAATGTCTTCAGGAAAAAGTTGTACGGGTGTTGGTTATCCACGCTCAAGAAAATATTGTGTAACAGCTAAATTTGAAGTATTTAGAGCTGCTGATTTAATTATATTTGAAACAGAGCCTCAAGACGCTTTGCCTGATGTTTTCTTTGAAAATAATTTATCGTTTGGCATTGATATTGACGGAAACCACTTAGGTAACGTTCAAAACCAAAGCATTATAGGTAATACTCCCGGAATAGTTGACACAGAGTTCTTTAACTGCTTCGCATTTGGAAATGGTGCTGAAAGTTATAAGATTCGTGATTCTCTTATCGGTAGAAGTTTTAATTTTGGAGAAAGAGTTACTACTGTAGCTGAACAAGATTATAAAGAAGCAGACAGATTTGCTGATATTACCTATAGTGGTAACTACAATCAAGAGACTAACGTAAACAGACTTAATGAGTTCAACAAAGGATTGTCTAACTACAAAAACTGTGAGGCTTCTTTTGGGGAAATTTTTATATTGGACGGAAGAGAGACAGATGTGCTTACTTTACAAGAAGATAAAATATCTTACGTTTTAGCAGGTAAAAACTTACTGTCTGATGCAAGTGCCGGAGGTATAATTACAGCCACTCCTGAGGTATTAGGAACGCAAATAGCACGTACTGAAAAGTATGGTATCAGTTTTAATCCTGAGAGTTATGTTCAATGGGGATATGCCC